TCAGCCCAGGGACTGCCGTTTCGAGACCTTCGAGCGGTCGTAGACCCGGGCCGTGGTGGCCGAGCTGGCGTGAAGCTCGGGCAGGGCGCCATACCGTGCCTTGTGCTGGGTCGTGTAGTACGCCCGCAGGTCGTGGAAGGTGAAGCGCCTGCTGATCACCTTGGTCTCCAAGGCTTCGACCATCGCCCGCTGCCAGCCCGTGGTGAAGCCCGATTCCGTAAGCGGGCTGCCGTGCTGATTGATGAAGACGTGCAGCGAGGTCTCGGGACGCGGCAGCTGCAGCAGCCTCTTGGCCAGGTCCAGCATGGCCGGGCCCATGGCGATGTTCTCGGCCCGCTTGGTGCCGCCGTGCTGCTTGGCGCGCATCAGCCGGATCTCGCCGGCCTGCATGTCGATCTGCGGCACCTGCAGGGCCAGGAACTCCACGCGGCGCGAGCCAGCCAGGGCGGCAAACTCCGCCATCAGGGCCAGGGTCTTGCGCGCTGGGCTACCGGCCTCCAGCCAGTCCAGGAAGGCTCGCAGCTCGGCCGGCTCCGGCGCTTCCGTCCGGGCTCGCTCGCTGTTCTTCTTGACCTGCTTGCACGGGTTGGCGTCGATCAGCCCGCGCTCGATGGCCACGTTCATCAGGTTGGAGAGCAGGGCGATTTCTCGATTGCCCCGCACGGGTGCGTCTGCACGCTCCACGCGCAGGAACCTGGCGATGTCGGTGGGGCGCACTGCGGCGGCCGGCACCTCGCCCATGACCTCGATGAGCTTCAGACTGTAGGACTCGTAGTCCTTCTTCGTGCGCTCCGCCAGGGCCGTCCAGCGGGCTGTCTTTTGGTACAGGTCCCATAGCTCGCGGATCGTGCCCTGCAGGTTGGGGACGTGATTCATCTCCAGCACGGCCTGTATGGCCGCGGTGCGATCTGTTCCCAGGTTGATGGGCTTGCTGCCCACCGGGTGGTATCGGTAGGTGACAAGCCCGTTCTTGCGCGGCCGAGCCTCCATCCGGGGCAGAAGGCCGAAGCCTGATGCTCGCTCTCTTCTGCGACCCATCATTTACTCCAGTTGAAGCCGCGCCGAGCCGGGGAGGGCGCTTTGTTGTTCAGCCTCTCTTCAACGATGGTGCGGCCCACCAGAGGAAGCCCATCGGGACGGACACCGGCAACGGCAATGCCGAGTACTCGCTCGATGTAGCGGCGCTGGGCGAAGCGCTGCTTCAGGGGCTTGCACAGGCCGTTTATCTCGTCTTCGGTCAGGAAAGGACTTAAGGCTGGTGATTCAGCTCTCATGTGGCTGGCCCTCCTGTGCTTCTCTTGCGCGGGGTAGAGGCCGCGCTAGCCTTCTTCTTGTCGCTTGGCTTGGACTTCGGCACAACTGCGGAAGGGGGCGTAAGCCTGGGAACTACTCCAAATTTCCGGAACGCTCTCTCTAGGGCGGATTCAGAACCGGGCTCTGATGCCTTTAGCTTGAGAGTCAGGCTTTGGCTGGAGGCTCTGAACTGATTCTTGACTTGGGTAACTCGTTGCGATTGCTTGAACCCCACAACATCGGCTTCGTCAAACACGATCGTTCGCCCGATGCGATAGCAGGGAATGGGTCCCTGAGGGGCGGCTAAAGCGTAGACCGCCCGTGGGGAGACACCAAGGATGGCTGCAGCTTCCTTTGCGTTCATGAGAAAACTCCTTGCTGTGTGGTCTGACGACGAAGGGGTTCCCAAGCATTCACGAGGAGAGCGCATACGGTGTGCGATGACCCGTCTTGGCGCGTGAAGCGGGGGCGTTTTTCATTTTGCTCTGCCATGTTGATTGCTAGTTTGGGCAGGCGTTGTGCCAGCCGTATTGATCGCCGCGCTTGTTCTCTCCTGTCATGCCATCTGCCAGGCTGCCGATGGTGGCTGTCAGTAAACGGGCCGCATCAAGAACTCCCCGGATCTCGTTGATGTTTGCGGTTCTGCCGGCGCTGTCCACCACATCAAGCAGGATGCTCGCCTGCAAGGCGATGGCGCTAAGAACGTGGTGCTCTTTGGTTTCCTCCTGGGCGGAGGCTGGTCCCGGATCGCGCGCAGGCGCATAGACGGCCTGCTTTCGCTCCTGCAGCGCCCTGAGAGCCGATGAATCTCCCGCAAGGCGGCAAGACCGGAAGGCACTGGACAGATCGACTGCCAGCGGCAGAGCTTCTCGAAGCAGGCAGCGCGCGGCGTTGATGGGGTCACTGCCATCGGTCTCTGCAGCGCTCAGCGCCTTTGTTGCCACGTCCAAGCTGTCGGTGACCATGGCTAGAAGCTCACCCATGGCTGGCCTCGGGCCATCTCCCAGCCATGTGCCATCGGCCCTGTTCACGTCCATCAGCAGAGCATCAGCCGTGTCGATAGCTTCATGGCCAGGGATGCGTGGCAGCAGGTCAGCAAGAGGCAAGATCAAGTTGTGCACGCGCCGTGCCACGTCGCGTGCCAAGGCTTCATGCTCTTGGAGGATGTCGGGCTTCGCGACATCAATGCATGGTGCTTCAACCATGGCTTGCTCCCGCTTCCTTGGCAGCCTTCTTCGCCTCACGGGCCAGTCGCATGCGCTCAACGAACTCTGTCTTCCGCTTGGCGCGGTCCTCGCACCACTTAACGTGCGATTGCTGGTTATGTTCGATGTTGTGCGCCAACCATGCCGGGTTTAAATGGCGTGCGCCAACCTCGATCAACTTCTCAATGACCTCAAAAAATCCCGAGGTCACGTTGGCCACTTCTGCCTTGTCCCAGTTGCCATAGCCAGTTCCATTGCTCTGCATCGCGTCACGCAACATGTGGCCCAGGCGCAGCTTTTCCTCCTTATGCCTCCTGTAAAACTGCACGATCTCGCCGGCCATTTGCATCCCCCGTGCTTTGCCTTCGTAGTAGTGCAGGGCAGGGGCGTCAAACAGAACTTGGCGATAGGCGTACTTTTTCGAGCCAGCTTCGTGCACAACCGTGTACACGAAGGACAGCTCGGACAGTTCACGGCGCTCACCACTGGGCAGCGTGACGGTGCGTGCCTCTCGGTCTGCATCCCGTCGCCTCGCCATCACATCATCAATATGCTTCCCGATGGCGGTGACTGCCTCCTCATCCAGCGGCTTCCCAACGCCATCGCAAATGCGAGCACCGATCAGAATCGCGTACTTCTTCAGCCGCTCCATCAGGAAGGTTCCCGCCCGCCACATCCAGGCGCACTGCTCCGGGTCGACGTGGACCTGGATCTCCTTCAAGGAGCCGAACAACTCCTCACTGTTGTTGATGACATGGCGCGCTATCTCGCAGCCGGTGTCCGGATCTGCGAACCCGATCTGGTTGGCGTTCTTGATCCAACCGAAGCCAGCTTCCTGGGCGCGCTCGATGCGGTTGCCGTTGAACTTGGAGCCGTTGGGGCGCAGGCTCAGCACAATCATCGAGAGACTCAACGGCGCGGCCACCGGCGCCTGGCCATGTTGTGCTGGCGCCGGCTTCTGAGTCGCTCGCGGGGCCGCGGTTTTGCGAGCGGGGGCTAACGTGGCATCATTCGACATGATTCGTTTCCTTGTGAGAAGGGGTTCGGGTCACGAGGTCTGCTCGGTTGGCGCTGAGCTTCCTCACTAGAGGCCGGACAGGTTGGCGCTTGTCCGGCTTCGCCTTTTGTGGCGGCGCTTGTTGTGATCGCATGTTTTCCTTCAGGGTGATTTGCTGGTGTCAACGATGCCCGTGATACCGGTTCATTTAACTGGCGGCTTGAGATTTGCAGATTTACAACACACATCAAGCGGGCTGGGCGTCTTCTGCGTGAGCCTTCAACGCTCGCAGCTTCTTGCCATCGCGCAGCAACTGGAACATGCGGTCAATGTGACGATGCGAAGCCCGCATGGCCGTCTCCTGCACACACTCGTCCACGAACTGGGCAAACACGCGTGTGATGTCTGCAACCGCGTAGACCTCGTACTGCGAGCTTTTGGCCTCTTCATGTTGGTTGCGCACCATGCCGTGCGGCTTGGGGCTGAGCGGCAGTTTCCACACCACCGTGTCCACCACCCATTGAGGCAGGCCATACCGGTCGTTCATGCGAGCGCGGATTTTCGAGATGGGCTCGCAGTTCTGCGGGCAGCGGTCCCAGACACGGGACTCGGCCAAGTCCTCGATCTGGGTTTCCAGCCGCTGCATGTCCGCGGTGATCTTGGCCTGGGCCTGCTCCAGTTGGTAGAAGGCTTGCGCCTGAAGCATCAGGATCTCGCCTGGTGAGCGTGGCGCCATGCTGTAGCTGCCAGTCTTGCGGATGCTGGGCAGTACATCCTCGAAGACCCAGCGCTCAAATCGCTCGGCAGACGGCAGAGTGCTGTTCACCACCAGGCGCATCAGGTCGGGCTCATCAATGATGCGCATGTTCTGCATGCCTCCCGAAGTCTGAAGGGGGTGCAAATGCTGCGCCCCCTTGCAATGCGAGCGGAGTGCCGTAGTTGCATCGGCGTAACCAAGGGCTTCGGCGGCATCCTTGCCCACGAAGTAGGTCTTGTCTTCGATCTGGACCGTGCGGACGCTCAGCCCCTCAAAGTTGTGAGGAACGATGCTGCTCATGCTGCTGCCCTATCGGTGATCGTGGGGATGCCGGCCATCTCGATGAGAACCTTGAGGGCGCCATAGATGCAGGACGCCTGGGCCGTGCCGCCCTCCGTGGCGCCCGTCGCCATCAGTTCGGAGGTCAGGCCCTTTGCGGCATCCTCCACGCTCACGCCGTTGGCTCGGCTCATCCAGCTGTCCACAGCGATTTCGTGGCCAGACTGCTGCGCGTCTTCGTCGAGGAAGAATGTCGCGTTCATGTTGAGGATCTCTTTCACTGTGGGCTACCTTTCATTGCGGGTTGATGGACGTGCTCGCCCTGGAGGGACGCGCGCAGACGGGCCAGGATTTCGCCGTTGAGGCTTCGGTCGTTGGCGACGGCTTGGGCCTTGAGTTGTTCCTTGATCTCGTCCGGGATGCGGACGGGCGTTGGAGGAAGTTGATGACGGTCGGTCTTGGTCATGTTGTGGATGAAATTTAGATTCTTGGGTTGTGGATGTCAATGAGATTCTTTGAAAAGATTCGATTTGATGTCCACAATCGAGGTATGGCGACCGACAGACATCAAGCCCCCTCGTACCCGCTCCGCATGCCCGATGAGTTGAAGGCGCGCATCCAGGCATCCGCCAATGAAAGCGGTCGCAGCCTTCATGCAGAGCTGCTGCACAGGCTCGAAAGCTCCTACAAAGATGACGACACCATCAAGCTTTTGAAAAACAACGTTGTTTTGCTGAGAACTCTTGCCTCGTTTGTTTTGCTTCAGCAGAACCATCCAGAAGTAATGGAGCCGATGCGCGAATCGATGATCGCCATGGCAAAGGCCATCAAAGAAACCGATGACGATGCCAAGGTGCTCGCGGCCGCAAAGCCATCTTTTCTGCAGTACGTTGAAGGCTTGGTGCAGTCGGTCGATCGTGTTACCGAGCTTCTGGGGGAGGGGTGGGCGAGCAAGGCGAACGTCGACAAGACTGACTCCAAGCCTTAACCCTCTTGGAGATGGTTCAGTTTTGAGCCATGGCCCCAACTGCCCCGCAATCATCGGGTTAGTTGATGGGGAAGCCATCACACAGCCCTTCCGACTAGATGCTCGGTCATGGGGCGCTCCTGATACTCGCCGAAGGCTCCGCTGAACACCTCGTTCGGCGCTGGGATGCGCGGTGATTGCGCCAGAGCAGGCCCAAGGCCCAGGCCATGGACTGCGGTAGGGATCCGCCCGCGCGACGGCGCATAGCGAAGAGACGGAATAGGCATATGGCCTGGCTCATGAGGTACTCCTTTTGACGGTGATGGGGAGGGCCTGGAACGCGGCGCCCGCGTCGATCTCGGCCTGGATGGTTTGCTCGCGCTCGTCGTAGGACATGCCGGCTGTTGCCAGCTGCTCGCGCCGAGCGGCGGCGTAGTCAATGCGGATGCGCTCGCGGTCCTCGATCTGGCCATTGCCGCCGAAGCCGCAGTGCGAGCACATACAGGGCACGCCCTTAGCGCGCAGCTCACGGCCTTGGCGTTCGGCGGCGCGGACTTGATGAGGCTGCAGGCCGTTGTCGCGGCAGATGCGCCGGATCCAGCCTTCGGTGAGGCTGCTGTGCCCGTGGCGCGCGTCTTGGCGGACCTGCAAGAGCGCTTCCGTCTTGTTGAGCGTGATCTCTTCGAGGAGGTGGCGGGAGAAGGGCGGCATCAATCACTCCAACGGTTGAGGAATGGATGCCTGGGGCACCCTTTCGCAACACCTCGCTGGCGGGACTTCATCCCTGAACCTGCCCGCTGCATCCTGTTGGGCTTACCGGCTTCGTATCGCTTGCCGAGGTTGTGGCGCTTGGTATTGCGTTGAGGGGCATTGAATCATGATTCACTTGTGTTGTCAATTATGATTCAGTTTGATGTTGAATAAGTGTTCAATCTTGGCAAGGTTCGACGTGTAGACGAGAAATGCCTGTCGCGCGGGGCTGCATCGAAGAGGTCGGCGCAGTGTCTGACCTCTGGCGGCCAAGTCAGGTGGCTACATTGGTGCACCACACGGGAGACACCCATGCACCACCTCGACACCATCGATGGAATCATTGCGCTCGCGGAGACAGGCCCTGGCGTTGAGCCAGGCGAGGCGCTCAATGTCCTGGCTAGGATCATCAGCGACATGGACCCCCAGGAGGCTCACTACAAGGAGCGGGTGGCTGGCCTGGTACTCGTTGGGGCGACACTGTGGCGCACGTCCATCGCGGCAGGCGACACGAGCATTGATGCTGCCCTTTGGCGGGCGTAGAGCACAAGAAACCAGGGGTCTGGGCCGCGAGATGGAGGCCTATGCCGTGCAGAGCATCGGTACAGGCCTCATGCGCGGCCCTATTTCTTCTTTGCGGGTGGTGCCGGCTTCGGCGCAGGCACCTTGATTGTCTCGACCACTGCTGTGTTTTTAGATCTCTCCGCTTGCTTTACGGGAATGAACTGACCATTTCCCGCATCACGTCCAATCTTTCGCGTCGTTGCCATCACTTCCTCCTTTGAATGCCGCGGGTGCGACGAAAACCATTTTGGAGTCCTCATCCTATTCTTCGCTGTCATATCTTGCACCCAGTGCTTTGCCTGATGCCGACTCCTAATGGGTGAAGTTATGACGCAAAAAGCCCCGTTGTGCGGGGCTCGTATGGGACGGGGAGGGCGGCTCAGTTGGCCGATTGTGCCGGATTTTGCCGACCTTGCGCGGGGAGTGTGCCGAAGTTGGCCTGGCGCTACTCGCGGCTCTGTTAGGCCAGCGTTTCTTGCAGCATCTTGATCAGCTGCTCAGCGTCCTCTGGCGACATCTCACCTAGGTAGTCGTGATGGGCAGGTCGGCTGATGTCTTGGCCATGTGCGTGAGCCCGATGAGCGTTTTACCGCCGACGATGCGCGTGCTTACGCTGGTGGACTGGAGCAGTGGAGCTGGAGTCATGGCGCCATCGTGGCATGAAAAAGCCCGCTCTAGGCGGGCTATCAGTTTACAAAGGAGTTGCTATATCCTTCAACTTCTCTGACCAACGAAGGTAAAAAAGATAGTAGGGATCCTCAATACTAAGTATCGAAGTTGGCTCGCCTTCCCAATCGATAATTCGCTGCTCTGGAAATAAGTCTTTTGCCATCTTCGATATCTGCAGGCAAGCTGTAGAAAGGCTAGCGGCTTGCGGAGTGTCAGGGCTGCAAACTCTTTGAACTCGCTTAGATATCTCATTCCACGGAAGACTCAAAAGCGGGGGGTCTTGCTTGATAGCTATCAGTAATGCCCTATAAACGTCGCCGCGGGAGCCATCCGATAGATTAAATTCTTTCCGTTCCGTTCCTCGCACCTTCGGGCCGGCGTGTTGGATTTTTAAAAGAGATGCGAAATCTGTCTTTGTCGCGGTTTCCTCAAATATCTGCTTAAGCTCGTCTTCAGTGACTTCAACCCTGGACTTTCTGCTCTCCACCCCGTCTCTTATTGATTTGGTATAGCAAAGCTGTAGGCAAATCGCCTGCATCAATTGGGGAGATTGAGATGCCTCTTCTGCAATCTTTTGGATTATCTCACTTTTTAAAATTACCCCAATCTTTGGGAATCCAATTTCTGCTATTTGCAGCAAGTCCTTTTTAGACCAAGGCTTCGTGTCTACTGCGCGAACTCGTCCTCGTAGCTCTGGGTTGCTACGTACGACGTCGTCAGACCTGTGCGGTACTGATGCCGTGCATATCTTCACGCCATTTCTTGCAGCCTCTTTGATCTCCCGGGCTGTCCTTTTTTGCATATCTGAATCCATGTAATGGAAATCATCAATAAAAAGAACTTTCTCTGTATTGGCTAAGGCTGACGTAATTTGATCTAATCCGCCCCTGTTATGGGTTTTGGATTTTGTTCGCGATGTCGAGTTGTTTGTGGTGTATCTCGCATCGGCTCCTAGTTCTGCTATCAATGGAACTTTGACGGTTCCTTTGCCGCCTACCTGCGTACCATCCCCAGTAGAGTCAGTATCTGTCTCTGTTTCAGATGTCGGAACTTCCAGCTTATTAAGTACTTTAGACCAAAGTTCTCCAGTACTTGTAACGCCGGCCCCAGTTACAGTGATAAGGTTTTCTCTACCAGCAATTTTTTCGACTAGTACAGTTTTTCCAGATTTCGATGGGCCTGATACAGAAACAATCTCACCAGGAGTGTCTAATGCATCTCTCAATCTACTTTCCAGTCGATCTTCATTCCTAGATACGTAGGTATATGTTGGATAGTCGTTGGGAGTAAAAACTTGATTGGCGCGCACCTATAGTCTCCAGAGTACAACGCGTCAATCATATGCCAGATATCCGCCGATCCGCTCGATCCGCTGATGCGCTGATGCGCTCGATCCGCTGATCTGCCCGATGCGCCCGATGCGCTCGATCCGCCCGATGCGCTCGATCCGCCCGATGCGCCCGATCCGCCCGATGCGCCCGATCCGCCCGATCCGCCCGATGCGCTCGATCCGCTGATGCGCCCGATCCGCTCGATCCGCTCGATCCGCCCGATGCGCCCGATGCGCTCGATCCGCCCGATGCGCCCGATGCGCCCGATCCGCCCGATGCGCCCGATCCGCCCGATGCGCTCGATCCGCTGATGCGCCCGATGCGCTCGATCCGCCCGATGCGCCCGATCCGCCCGATCCGCTCGATCCGCCCGATCCGCCCGATCCGCTCGATCCGCCTGATCCGTCAGATTTACTTTGCCTGGATTGCTTTAGCTCTGTGGCAGTGTTCCAGAACAGCATCATTGCGGGAGACATTGATACCGCCTAGTGAGTGCCAGTTACTTTGGCTGTCGGCTTCCACGCGAGGTAGGTAATGTGGTGTGGAGTAAAAAAGAATTCGCACTTGTCCTGACTGCTCGGCCGGTACTTCGACTCGCCGCAACCCCTGACTGAGTTTTGCGCAAGAGCCTTGCTGATAGGCGCGTTGAAGTCGTTTCGTCGTGGGCCGAGGCATCCCGGCTGCTATCAAAACTTTGTCCATCCCTTTCTTCTTCAGATACGCTCGCTTTGCTTGTGCACAACCTCGCCAATCAACTTCACTCCCTCATGGCAGACCTTGCGGGGATAGCGACGCTGATCCGGATTGTCAGAGGAAAGCCACCACTGGCCATCGTCTCTGATCAGTCGTTTGATCACCATCTCTCCTTCATAGTTGACGGCGAACACGACGCCATCCTTCGGCTGTGTCTGGGCAGTGTTCACTATCACTGTGTCGCCGTCATAAAGCCCCGGCTCCATGCTGCCGTTGCTGACGGTGGTGGCAAGTAGGTCCTTTGGTTTGAATCCGCGCCTCTCGTACCAATCCTTGCGAAATGCGAGAGGGTTGTCTTCTTCATCGATAGGGTCAACCCCGAATCCTGTGACGCCCGCGGAGAGCTTGAACCGGACGCGGCGGATCGATGGGTAGTCTGGGTTGTTCTCCAGATCAATTTCCATGGGCTCTGGCAGGGCGAGCTCCATTGCGCCCAAGCCGGTAGCAAGCCAGTCCGGGCTGACCCGCAGGAATGCCGCCGCCTTGGCGTTGTTCTCCGCACTGAAGGACTTGGAGAGCCCGTCAAGCACCCGTTTCACGGCTTGGTACGTCACCCCCATGCCTCGGGCCAGCTCGGTCACGGTGACTCCACGCGCGTCTATCGCCTGCTTGAGGCGTCCTGAAAATTCAACCATGGTTCAAATGTGCGCGGTATGAACTGAATAGTGATTGCTTTTGTTGATGAATCATGATTCAATGCTTTCATGAAGAAGACTGAAGCGATCGCCCAACTCGGTGGTTCTATTGCTGAAGCGGCGAAGGCCGTCGGCGTTACCTACCACGCAGTACGCCAGTGGCCCGACGTACTTCCTCAGCGGATCGCTGATCGGGTGCAGGCTGCTCTCTGGCGGCGGCTCAACTCTCAGGCGCTCCTGGAGAAGGCCGTTGAGGGCAAGCACCAGGAAGCCTGACCTATGGTGTCACATCAGGACATTCTCTGGCCGCCGCGGGCTGTCGCCAGCTCGCGCTCCACGCACATCACGACCCGGCTTGCTCGGCAGCGGATGTGCAGCTCCCCCGCTCTCCATGACAGCTCCAGCTGGCTTGTCGTCAACGTCTGCTCCCGTGCGCTTGTCTCGGGGTGCACGTTGGTGCTGACGCTGGTCCTGGTGCTGGCGTGGAAGGGCTGGGTGTTGAGGTTCATGGCGGCTCCCTTTGGTGTGGTGTTTGTTTGCATTGCCGCGATGTTCGGCGTTCCCTTCTTCCCCGTCCACGTCCAATTTTTCAGGAGCCGGATATGAGCGCTCTCGATGCGCTGCGCCGCGGCGTTGATCACTTCCCGGGTGGCCGCGCTGTCGTGGCCATTCGTCTCGGCAAGACCGATGAGGTTCTGCGCAAGGAACTGTCTGGCGCCTCGTCGCACAAGCTCGGCGCTGTCGATGCGTTGGCCATCACCAGCCTGCTACGCGAGGCAGCCATGCCTCATTGCTACGACTACGCGGCCTATGTCGCGGGAGAGGCTGGGGGGCGCTTTGAGCTGATGGAGGCCTGCCGCGCGGTGGTGTCGAGCCCTGTGGACAAGGTGTCCAAGCTGGTGCTGGAGACCTCGCACATCACCAGTGCGGTGATCGAGGCCATGCAAGACGGCGTGATCTCGGACAACGAGCTGGCGCAGATCGAGCGCGAGATCGCCGAGGCCGAGGAGGTGCTTCGCAAGCTGCGCCAGGCCGCGCGTGCCGTCAACGCCGCAGGCAAACCCCGTGAGATGAACGAAGCGCAGGGCGCGAAGGAGTAGGTATGGCCGGGGACTGGATCAAGATGCGGACTGACCTCTACCGAGACCCCAAGGTCTCGCTCATTGCTGATGCGCTGATGGCTCCTGGCAGCGAGCTTTCGCGTTACGTCACGAACAACTGCCAGCGTGAAATGACCGTCACCCGTAACGTTATGCGTAACGTCACGGTCGGAGCGCTGGTGTCTGTTTGGGGTGTGATGCGACAGCGTGGAAAGCGTAACGGTGACGATTTGGTGTGTCACGGCGTGACGCTGATGGTGCTCGATGACATCGCTGATCTGCCTGGTTTTGGCGCTGCACTCGCGCTTTCGGGCTGGGTTTTGCAGACCTCCGAGGGCCTCGAATTCCCCCGATTTTTCGACGAATACAACGTCTCTCCAGAGGAGAAAACCCGCTCACAGGGTGCTGAACGCCAGCGCCGTTACAGGGAGCGCCAAGGGCAAAAAAGTGACGGCCAAAGTGACGGTTTTGGCTGCGTCACGGGTGACGTAACGGATAACGTCACTGTGACGCCTAGAGAAGAGAAGAATAGAGAAGAGAAAGAGAATACCCCCCAACCCCCCACCGGGGGTCGGCAGAGATGTCGCAATGCTGCTGAGGAGCCCGACGGCTTTGTCGAGTTCTGGTCGGCATACCCCCGAAAGGTCGGCAAGGACGCTGCTCGCAAGGCTTTCGGCAAGCGCCGGCCAGACGCAGCGCTGTTGGCAAAGATGCTGGCGGCCATCACGATCCAGGCAAGGTCGACGCAGTGGCTGCGTGACGATGGCCAGTTCATTCCGCATCCCGCGACATGGCTCAACGCGGGTCGTTGGGACGACGAAGAGGGCGTGGGGCAAGCGGGGCAGGGCGACAGCGAGAGCCGGCCCCGCTGGGCTCTGCAGGCCGGTTTCGAGAACCGCTGGGAGGCGGAAAACGCGGGTTGTCGTGAGCACAACGCCCACCAATTCCGAGATGGCCAGCGCGCGGAGGTGACCGCTTGAACGCCGCCGAACTCAGCCAGCGCATGGCCTCTGACGCCGCGGCGATTGCGCAGTACCTGCTGCCCAACGGCAAGCGCAAGGCCGGCGAGTGGGTGGCCGGCAGCATCAACGGCGAGGAGGGCCAGTCGCTTTCCGTCCGCCTGACGGGCACCAAGGCCGGCGTGTGGAAGGACTTCGCATCGGGTGAGGCCGGCGATCTGCTGGACCTGTGGGCCGCCTGCCGCAGCCAGTCCATCGGCGAAGCCATCCGCGAGGCGAAGCAGTACCTGGGCATCCGCGACGTGATGCCCGAGCGCGAGAAGAAGACCTTCAAGCGCCCGTCAAAGCCGCAGTGCCAGGCCGCCAAGGCCGGCGTCAAGGAGTGGCTCAACGGCCGGGGAATCACCGACGAGACCATCGCTGCCTTCCGGGTGGCCGAGCAGATCCGCGGTGGCAAGACCTACGCCGTGTTCCCGTACCTGCGCAATGGTGAGTTGGTCAACGTGAAGTACCGCAACATCGCGGAGAAGCGCGACATGCGGCAGGAGGGCGGGGCAGAGCCTTGCCTTTTCGGCTGGCACCTGATCGACCCCAAGGCCCGCACCGTGGCGGTCACCGAGGGCGAGATCGATGCAATGACGCTGCACCAGGTTGGGATCCCCGCGCTGTCGGTCAATGCTGGCGCTGGCAATCACCAGTGGCTGGAGAACGACTGGGAGCGCCTGGACTGTTTTAGCGAGATCCTGATCTTTTTCGACAGCGATGAGGCTGGCAAGGCAGGGGCGCAGGAGATCGTCCGCCGCCTGGGCCTGGAGCGCTGCAAGCTGGTCACGTTGCCCGAGAAGGACGCCAACGAGTTCCTGCAGAAGGGCGCTTGCGGCGAGGACTTCTGGCACGCCACCAAGGAAGCCAAGACCCTGGACCCCGAGGAGATGCGCCAGGCCAGCGACTTCATCAACCGCGTGAAGTCCATGTTCTATCCGGCCCACGATGACGAGGGCGACCCGGTGCTGCGCCTGGACAAGGATCTGGACTGGTTCGAGTTCCGCTCCGGCGAGGTCACCGTCTGGACCGGCTACAACGGCCACGGCAAGAGCCTGATGCTGTCTCAGGTGCTGCTGGGGCTGATGCAGCAGGGAGACCGCGTGATGGTGTTCTCCGGCGAGATGACACCCGAACGCCAGCTCAAGCGCACCGTCAAGCAGGCCGCGGGCCTGGACCGCCCAAGCATGCCCTACATCGACGCCATCGGAGCCTGGCTGCACGACAAGCAATGGTTCTTCAACGTGGTGGGCAGCGCAGGCATCGACCGTCTCCTGGCCGTGTTCCTGTACGGCTCCAAGCGTTACGGCATGCGTCACTTCGTGATCGACAGCTTGATGATGACGGACGTGCCCGAAGACGGCCCAGGGAGCATGACCGCCCAGAAGGAAGCCGTCCGCAAGATCTGCGATTTCGCGCGCCGCAATGGTGTGCATGTCCACCTGGTCGCCCACCCGCGCAAGGGTGCGGACGAGTCCAAGGGACCCGGGAAGCTGGACGTTGCCGGGTCTTCCAAGATCACCGACGGCGCCGACAACGTGTTCACCGTCTGGAGCGCGCGCAAGGACGAGAACGACGCCGGTCACGACCCCGACAAGCCCGACGCCAAGCTGGAGCTGCAGAAGCAGCGCAACGGCGACGTGCAGCACTACAGCCAGTACCTCTGGTTCAACAAGGCCGCCCAGCAGTTCGCCACGAACAGCCGGCGTCGCGCCATCAACTACGTCCCTTTCTCAACCCAGGAGCCAAAAGATGAATTCGCTGACCAACCCTGATCGCGCTGTCCCGAACCTTGCGGCTGGCCATGTCCTGCTGTGGAGTCAGAGCCAGTGCGCGCTGCATATCGAGCCCCTCATGGACATGCTGACCAAAAACCGCAGGGCGTGCGCAGCTGACCATTGCATGGACTACGTGCCTCTGACCATCGGAACGCGCGAGGAGTGCGACGCCGCCGCAAGCCGGCTCCGGCCAGTCCTCAACGAACGCCGCAGCGGCACCGCCTCTCATTGATCCAGAAGACCGTATGACAACAGAAGCACCAACCACACTCGCTGCTGAGCGGCCCAACGTCATCGAGCGCCTGACGAGCGCGAGCACCAGTAGCGATCTTTCCGTGGACCTGGAGAAACGCGGCGACGCGGACTACCTGATCGCCGCTGGCATCCAGCGCGCAGGCCTGGGCCGGCTGGTCCAGCAGCTGATCTGCGAATGGGACCGCCGCGAGAAGCCGCGCCCACTGACCGAAGAGCAACTGCAGAGGGTGGCCGAACAGCTGCCGCGCAAGAGCCGGGGCCGTCTCGACATGGTGGGCGCCCGCGTGGCCGAGGGCCGTTGGCACATGGAGCGCCGCATGGAGATCCTGCGCGGCCTGCCGCAGTACACCCGCCTGGTGGATGCGCACGCTGGTTTCTTGCCCTGGGTGCTGGCGCAGGGCATCAAGGACGCCCGCGCCAAGCTGACGGACGTGCTGCTGTGGTGGTGCGACAGCAAGTGCCCAGGCTGCGGCGGAGTCAAGCTGGGCGAGATGGCTGTCTGCGAGACCTGCAAGGGCTTCGGCACTCGCGAGGTGCCGCACGAAGCCGAGGGCCAGCTGATCTCACGGCACATCGCCACCCATGTGGATCGCGCACGCTCGGGCACCATCGCCGCGCTCAAGCGCATGAAGGGGCTGAAAGTGGTTGCAGCCGGGAAAGGGTGATGTATACTGCGTACCTAGAGCGCAGGCGCAAATAAACCGCCTTCCTCCCATCGGGAACGTCCCCAGGCGGTGAGTCTGGCAAGACATGGAAGCGATGGGGGAACGCGCCCAAAGAAAAAGCCCGCTAGGTTCGCCAGCGGGCTTTGTCATTTGGGTCAGGTGCAGAGATTAAGCGTTGCGATTGCGCCTTGAGATTGCTAAACCGGCCCAGCCTAACAGAGCAGATAGAACGAGCAAGCCGAGGGCAGACGTAGACGGCACCGGTGTTGCTGTTGGCGTTGAAGGCGTGATAAGAGCCCAAGACCAAGGGGCTGCGTTGGCGTACGAAGCACCTATGAAGGAAGGGGCCGCTACACACGAGTCAGTTGCTCCGGTAGGGCCTGTTCCAATACTCGTGCAATTGAGAGTGTTGTACGCGTCGACAGTGGCGCCAATCTGCATTAATCCAATTTTGTCGCCAATAGCATGTGGAGCTGTGCCAGTTTGCCAAAGTTCAAGAAAGATGTTGGAACTTGTAATTGAGCCCGTGGCAGATGTGGAGACGGTTGCTTGAAAAAGCCTGACATTGGGATTGGTGTTCGCATATGTGTTGATCCCGTCATTGAAGCTGAATGACGTAATCTGAGCGGCAATGGGGGCGTTTGAGAGATTTGCGGCAAGTGGTGCCGCAGTTGTGAACGAGCCTGATGGGATCATGGCCGTCGTGTAGTTTTGGCAGGGGCCACCGTTACAGACCGTGAAGTCATTTTTTGTCGTGTAGTGGCCAGTGGTTGCCGCGCTGTAGGTGGCTGCGTGAACGGTCCCGATGGCTGCGAAGAACATGGCAGCTGCCGCTGCGGACTTTTTGAGAGCTGACTTCATGGGCGCCGTAGGAATGTTAAGAATTGTTGCGGATGCCGGATTCTGAGAGCTAGGATCTTCGACTATCGATGATTTTTCTTAATAGTAATTTCTGTACAACTGCGTGTTTGTACTGTTGAATTTTTATTTGCCATGTGTTATTTGATGTATGGCAAAGGTTCTCGAAATGTAGCTCCCAAGTGCGTCGGCGAGCCTTAGATGGAAAGACACGCCCCAAGTCCGCATGCATCGCACGCGGGCTTTTCTGCTTTCTCCTCCAGCCAACCGGTTGGCGCTCAGCGAAGTAAACGGCACACTGCCATGAGCATTTTTCGTGAGCCCGATGAGAGTAATTAGTTGTCTTGCTAATATTCAACAATCCGTCAGGTTTCAATAAATACTCTATTTAGACTTGGTTCTGGCTAATGAAAATAATTAGCGCTGAAACCATTTCTTATGAACAGGGAGCTTTGCATGAAGAAGTCTTTTTTTGCAGCTGTAGGTTTAGTTGCGGCACTGGGTGCAGCGTCCAACGCATTTGCTGCGGGCAACTTGGAACAAGCGCATATTTGCGTCGTTTCTGGCTGGGCTTGCGATGAAGCAGACCCGAGCTACACAGGCAGCGTTCTCGTGTACCACAGCGATGGAAGACTGATTCGCAAGCTGACCGCCAATCATTACCGCGAACCTGGTGTGGGAGCTGCGTGCGGCGGAAATTCCTATCGTGGTTTTGCTGGAGAGCTGGACACAACTCCTGGCCAGGATTTCTCTGATGGCTATCACAACGTCCGTGTGTACTTCGAGCGCCGAAATGGATCGTTGCTTGAAATCGGTGGATCGCCTCGCGTAGTGCTTTTTGGCCCTGCGCAGCTGAGCCCTGGACCTAATGAGTGCGCAAACCCCCGAGGATGGGGCAACTGATCTAGCTGATCAGATTCAGGGCAGCATGGCTGCTCATAGATCAACCCGGCATTGCCGGGTTTTTTCGTTTCCAAGAGGTTGTGTTATGCCGCCAACAGGTGCACCCGGCAAAGCATGCATTGCGCATGGGGTGCAAGGCCTGCGTGGCGGCACCTATCAAGGAGATCGTGATGCTCTACAACGCCCAGAATGCACGCGGCGCCACGGTCGTGGACATGGATTCCGGAAAGACTCTTTCCAAGGTGTTGGAGGTGAACACCCGGGCTGGCTGGGCCAAGGTCGGGCACGAGCCGTTGCGACTGGACGCCCAGGGCCGGCTCCTTGGCGAGCGCATTCGCTTCGGCTCGATCTACGCAATCCAGGGCTTGGAGTCGATGCCCTGCTTGTTCCACTGCTATGGGCGGCTCCAATGACCACATAGTTCCAATGATGCATAGTTGGCGGGATCGGAGAACGTTATGACGAACAAAGACTATCTGGATTGGGTGGAGAAGGCAGCGATCGAAAATCTTCGAGGGAGGCTTGCGACTGGCGATGTGCTGCTGGCGCAGTCCAACACGCTACTTTCCCTGTTGCTGGTCGGTATCGGCGGATCGTTAGCGTACGTGGTGAAGTTGCTTGAGGGGTCGGCAGCCTCACCTCTGGTGGTGGGGATGTCTTCAGTATCGGTCTGGCTATTTTTGGTAGCAGCGGTCTTGGCTTTCAACTGTCTGTTCACTCGGGAGACTCAGGTTCTTTACAACGAGCCAAAGAGCTTGCGAAATGACACGCTGAAGTCGCTAAATCTCAGTTTTGAAGATCTGCGCGGCTTTGAACTGGAAAATATCCAGGAACGGATAGAGAAGACCGAGCTTCGGAATCGGTGCGTGGCAATGTGGCTTGACCGATGCAGGGGTGCTGCGGTTGCCACGCCCGTTGTTTTTACCGTTGCGGCACTCGGTTCGGCCTATTTATAGGTTGTGGCGGCTGATAGTCACGGCGCTCTGGCGCTGGTTGAGGAATGGGATTTGTTGCCATGTTCCGCCCTCCTGGCGATGGGTTGTGTGGAAGCTCCCATCGTAAGCCAGGAGGGCGGATCAGCTTTGTTCCGTTTGTCTGATCTTGTGCTCGGGTACAGTCCATACGCCGATGTTGGCGCATGGAGGGCAAGATGTCCGTAATGGTTTGGTTTTGGCCGAATGAAATGGGCGATAGATTGGTCGATGCGCCGCTGCTGCAGATTCGCTTGCCAGTAGTGCCCCGGGTTGGTGAGTTCGTGGTCCTCCCTGTGAAGCATGAAGACTTCACTCGGAGCTACCGAGTAACCATGGTTTCGTATCAGGTCGAACTGGAAAATCTGTCCGTTGACGTGCATCTTGAGCTTTGATGCGTCATCACTTTTGAGAGCCACCTTCGGGTGGCTTTTCAATTTTGGGGGCCTGCCATGTCCAAGCTACAGACCCTTAAGAGCACGCTTCCAGTCCTTGATACCCGCCGCGTGCAGACAATGCAGGCCGGCAGCTGGCGCACCAGTGATCAAACCAGCAGCCAGCGCGGCTACGGCTACAAGTGGCAGAAGGCCCGCGAGCAGTTCCTGCGCGAGCACCCGCTGTGCCTCATGTGCCAGGCGCGGGGCAGGGTCGAGGCGGCAACGGTTGTTGACCACATCACCCCGCATCGCGGGGATCAGTCGCTGTTCTGGCGGCGCAGCAACTGGCAGCCCCTGTGCGCCACCCATCACAGCCGTGACAAGCAGCGCGAGGAGGCTCGCCGAGTCTTATAGACCCGCGATCTTGCGAACCTCTGCCAATGTGAACTCTTGGCCTTCGTCTTCGAAGTCCTGATAGATGTGCTCACCCTTCGTGAGCAGCTCGTCCAGCTTCGCGACTTCTTGATCTTGCAGCTCGTAGATAACGATGAATGCTTCTGCCGGGTCTTGATCATCCGCGCCGAACTCTTTGGCTTCCTCGTGAAGCGCTTTGATTGCAGAAACGGGATCAGAGGCTTCTCCCATCCATTGCAAGAATCCCGGGCCTGTGTCGAAGATTGCGTATTGCATCGATGCTCCTTTCTGATTGGTCTTGATGATAGATGGCTCTGGACGCTCATAGGGCAGGCATACCGTCGCACGTCAGCCGACTGGCATTTGCCCTGTACAGGGCTTCTATGCGCGTGCCAGGGCCATCGGCAAGGTGACTGGAGGGGAGGGGCTATGCAAAGTTAATGGGCTTCCGGCCTCTAGACCGCCCTGTTCCGCACGCGCAAGAAATTTCCCCCTATTCAAATAATTCAAATGGAGTTGCTATGTCCGGAGTCAAAGGGCGCAGCGGCGGCGCGCGTCCGGGCGCCGGCCGTCCATCGAAAGAGCCCGCATACCTGAATCTGAGCGTTACCTACGACGAGCCAGCCAAGTTCCTAAAGGCGGTGATGAACGACAGCGGCACCGAAGCCAAGCTGCGGATTGACGCCGCGAAAGCGCTGCTGTCCGCAGAGGTCCGTCGCGGCGAGAACGGCGGCAAGAAGGCCGCCCGTGCTGGCGCTGCAGCCACCCGGGCGAAGAGCGGGAAGTACGCATCGGCCGCGCCGCCGAACCTGCAGTAGGGAGGGGCGAATGCCTGAATGGTCTACCTCATGCGTTGACTGGGCTGAGCGGATCCGGGAGGGTCGCTCAATCATCCCGCCGCCGATCTTTCCTGAGGAGGCCGAGGCGGGTCTAGCCGTGATGCGGGATCTGCGCATCGTGGACGCCCCGGGAAGCCCACGCATGGCTGACGCCTGCGGGCAGTGGATCTTTGATCTGGCTGGCTCCATCTTCGGTGCCTACGACGCCCAAAGCGGCCGCCGGCTCATCAAGGAATGGTTCGTGATGCTGCCGAAGAAGAACTTCAAGTCCGGCTTGGCGGCATCCATCATGCTTACCTGCTTGGTGCGCAACTGGCGCCGGTCGGCAGAGTTCACAATCCTGGCGCCAACCAAGGAGGTCGCTGACAACAGCTTCACTCCCGCCAAAGACATGGTGCAGTACCTGGAGGAGAGCGAAGACGAGGACGAGGAGCCCTACAGCGAGTTGGCGGAACTGATCCATGTGCAGGACACCCAGCGGATCCTGACCCATCGCAGCATGGGCGCGAAGCTGAAGGTGATCGCAGCGGACACGAATACCGTTTCCGGCAAGAAGTCTGCCGTGCTGCTGGTGGAGGAGCTTTGGCTGTTCGGCAAGATCGCCAAGGCAAAGGACATGCTGCGGGAAGCTGGCGGCGGGTTGGCTGCACGCCCCGAAGGTTTCATCCTGTACATCACCACCCAGAGCGATGAGGAACCTGCGGGCGTTTTCAAGGAGAAGCTGGAGTACGCGAGGGGAGTGCGCGACGGCACGATCATTGATCCCGAGTTCCTGCCTATCCTGTTCGAGCATCCGCCAGACTTGGTAAAGAACGAGGGCTGCATGCTCCTGGAGAACCTGGCCATGGTGAACCCCAATCTGGGGTACTCGGTGGACCGACCATTCTTGGAGCGCGAGTTTCGCAAGGCGCAGCAGGAGGGCAAGGAGTCGCTCAAAGGCATGCTGGCCAAGTACGGCAACGTTGAGGTCGGCCTGAAGCAGCGTTCCAACAGCTGGGCCGGCGCCGAGTTTTGGGAGCTTCGTGGGAACCGCCGCATTTCGCTCGAATACATCCTGCGCGAGTGCGAGGTCGTTGTGGTCGGGATCGACGGTGGCGGGCTGGATGACTTGCTGGGCCTAGCTGTTGAGGGGCGATACCGAGGCGTGACTCGCTGTGCGCTCTGGAACAAGGCTTGGATCCACCCCATTGGCATCGAAAGGCGTAAGTCGGAGGAGCCGAGATACCGAGACTTCGAGCGCGACGGCGACCTGGTCGTGGTGGAGCGCCCGGGGCAGGATCTGGAGGAGCTTGCGGCGGTCTGCAAGGAGATCTACGACGCCGGCCTGCTGGCGCGAATCGGCCTGGACCCTGAGCGAACGCACAAGGTGGTGTACCAAGCGCTCATTGATGCCGGGATACCGGAGGAAATGATCATCGGCATCTCGCAGGGTTGGAAGCTTACCGGCGCCATGGCTGTCGCGGAGCGGGGCCTGGAGGATGGGAGTCTTACCCACGCGGCACAGCCTCTCATGGCCTGGTGTGTGGGCAATGCGAAGGTGGTGCCTTCGGGCAATGCCTCGCTGATCACGAAGCAGGCCAGCGGCACAGGGAAGATTGATCCGCTGATGGCCTCCTTGAACGCCGTCACGCTCATGGCCACCAATCCGCAGGCCAAAGGGCCATCCGTCTACGAGACGCGCGGAATGCGCTTTCTATAGGGCACGACCACATGAAGATATTCGACAAGCTGTTCCGGCGAGATGGGCCGGAGGCTCAGTCGCGCCCGCGAGCCAGTACGGAAGGCATCACCTTCCAGGGCCTGGACGATCCGGCGCTGCTGGAGTTCATCCGCAACGGCCAGATGGGCGCATCGAACCGGATGCTGCGCAACACCTCGGCGCTGCGCTGCCTTTCGCTGATCGGCAATGGCCTGGGCATGCTGCCCACCAGCCTTTACCGAGCCGGCGACGACAAGGAGGTTGCCAAGGATCACCCGGCGCACAAGCTGCTGCGCTACAAGCCGAACCCCTGGCAGACGCCGATGGAGTTCAAGAGCCAGATGCAGCTGCTGCTGGAGACCGAGGGCAACGCATACGCGCGCATCATCCGCGCCGCTGGCCGCCCGATCCACCTGATCCCCTTCGAAAAGGGCAAGGTGGACGCCAAGCTGGGCAGTAACTGGCGCATGCAGTACCGCTGCACGACCGAGAACGGCGGGCAGATCACGCTGGACCAGGAGGAGATCCTGCATGTGCGCGAGCTCTCGTTCGACGGCGTGCTGGGCCTGTCCAAGCGGCAACTGTCCACCGAGGTCTTCGAGCTGGCCGAGCAGGCGCAGCGCGCGGCCGGCAACATCTTCAAGACTGGCGTGATGGCTGGGGGCGCCATCGAGACGCCGAATGCACTCTCTGACCAGGCATACAACCGCATGCGGGCATCGCTGGACCAGGGTCTCAGTGGCTCCGAGAACGTCAACAAATGGATGATCGCGGAGGAGGGGGCCAAGGCCAATCCCTTCACCTCGACGGCCAAGGACGGCCAGCAGCTGGAAAGCCGCAATCACCAGATCGAGGAGGTGGCCCGCCTGTACGGCGTGCCCCGCCCGCTGCTGATGATGGATGACACCAGTTGGGGGTCCGGCATCGAGCAACTGGCCATCTTCTTCGTGCAGTTCACGATGACGCCGCGCTTCACGGCCTGGGAGCAGGCACTGGAGCGCTCGCTGCTGACGGATGCAGAGCGCGGCCACTACTACTTCAAGTTCAACGAGCGCGCGCTGCTGCGCGGCACGCTCAAGGACCAGGCGGACTACTTCGCCAAGGCGCTGGGCGCCGGTGGCCACCAGCCATGGCACACGGCCAATGAGGTCCGCGACCTGGCTGAGTATCCGGCAGACCCGAACCCGAAGTTCAACACCCTGGGCGACCCCTCGGGGAAGAAAGTAAGCAATGAGCCTCAAGCAACTACCTGAGATCCGCGCGGATCACCGGCTGTCCAAGGCTGGATTCGACCTGCGCCCTGATGCTGTGGACCGATGGGAACCCGAGGTGCGAGCCTCGGCCAGCGACGCGGAAACGAGCATCTCCATCTACGACTCCATCGGCGAGAACTGGGAGGGCACGGGCGTTACGGCCAAGCGCATCGGCGCCGCGCTGCGCAACATCGGCGCGCGTGATGTGACGGTCAACCTCAACTCCCCGGGCGGCGACTTCTTCGAGGGCATGGCCATCTACAACCTGCTGCGCGAGCACAAGGCAAAGGTGACCATCCGCGTGCTGGGCGTGGCCGCCTCGGTGGCTTCGGTGATTGCCATGGCCGGCGACGAGATCCTGATGGGTGATGGCTCGTTCCTGATGATCCACAACGCCTGGGCCGTGGCCGTCGGAAACCGCCACGACATGACCGACACAGCCGCCGTGCTGGCGCCGTTCGATGCCGCGATGGCTGCGCTGTATGCCCACCGCTCCGGGATCACCGAGGCTGAGGCCGCGATGCTGATGGATCGCGAAACCTGGATCGGTGCGCAACAAGCAGTCGATGACGGCTTCGCCACTGGCCTGCTGCCCAGCTCGGAGATAACCCGCACGGCCCAAGCATCTGGCGCGCGCAAGCCGCTGGCGCTGATCGAGGCCTCAATGGCCAAGGCCGGCTACTCGCGCAATGCGCGCAGAGATGCGTTCAAAGCCCTGTTTTCCAACGGCACGCCGGGCGCTGCCGATCCTGGGGCCACGCCGCGCGCTGGCCCTGAAGTCGCAGCCTCGCTGCAATCGCTGCTGGACACGATGCGCGTGTAGACCGCAGCAACCACCAACCCAATCGGCCGCCCTTGAGGCGGCTTTGTCATTTCTGAAAGGGCCACATCATGGCAAAGCAACACACAGCACGTCCCGTTCCCCGCGGCATCATGGCCGTCCGCGCCGAGGCTCCCAGCAACGCCGAAGTCAAGGCATTGATCGATGGCCTGCAGCAGACATTCGCCGCTTTCCGTGCAGAGCACACCAAGCAGTTGGAGGAGATCAAGGCCGGCAAGTCTGGTGCCGATCAGGAGGCAAAGCTGGCGCAGATCAATGCAGCGCTCGACAAGCTGCAGCGTGAAAGCGAAGACGCGCACACCAAGATCGCCGCAGCTCAAATGGGCGCGCCTGGCGTTGCTCTGCGGGACAAGGAGTACAGCGCCTCGTTTGATGCGCACATGCGCAAGGGCGACGTGCAGGCAAGCCTCAACAAGGGTACGGCTGAAGAAGGCGGCTACCTGACCCCCGTCGAGTGGGATCGCACCATCACCGACAAGCTGCGCGACGAGTCGCCCATGCGCGAGCTGGCCCAGGTGCAGCCCACCAGCAAGGCTGGTTGGACCAAGCTGTTCAACATGGGTGGCACGGGCTCCGGCTGGGTTGGCGAGACCGACCAGCGACCCGAGACGGCCACTCCCGTGCTGGCGGCGCTTGGCTTCGGGCACGGCGAAATCTATGCCAACCCGGCTGCGACTCAGCAGATCCTGGACGATAGCGAGATCAACATCGAGGCATGGCTGGCCAGCGAAGTACAGGCAGAGTTCGCAGAGCAGGAAGGCCTGGCTTTTATCAGTGGCGACGGCGTGAAGAAGCCTGCCGGTATCCTGACCTATGTCACCGGTGGCGCCAATGCGGCCAAGCATCCCTTTGGCGCGATCAAGGTAACCAACAGCGGCGCTGCGGCAGACATCAGCTCCGATGCCGCGCTGGATCTGATCTATGCCCTGCCCAAGAAGTACCGCCAGAACGCGCGTTTCCTGACCAACAACCTGACCATCGCGAAGCTGCGCAAGCTCAAGGACGGCCAGGGCAATTACCTGTGGCAACCGTCTGCGCAGGCTGGTCAGCCGGCAACGTTTCACGGATACGGCCTTGCCGAAGACGAGAACATGCCCGATGTGGCGGCCAATGCCGTGCCGATCCTGTTCGGAGACTTCAAGCGCGGCTATCTGATCATCGACCGCATGGGGGTGCGTGTGCTGCGCGACCCTTACACCAAGAAGCCGTACGTGCTTTTCTACACGACCAAGCGCGTGGGCGGCGGCGTGCAGAACCCCGAGTGCCTGCGTGCAATGAAGGTGTCGGCGTAACCAAGAAGGGGCTTCGGCCCTTTCTCCATTTCAGGAGAAGACGATGAAGGCAACCAGGCAATTCAAAGGCGTGAAGGACGGAGAAATCTATCCCACCGTATTCGAGGTGGGAGATGAGATCCCGGCCGAACTCGAAGCCGCCGCGATCGAACTGGGCGCGGTTGAGCAAAAGAAGGCCGTCGCTGGTACAGATAAGGCCAAGTCGTAGCATGCCCATCTTGACCATCGAGACGGCCATCGACCACTGCCGGGCTGACCCGGAGGACGCCGCGATGGTGGAGCTGTATCTCGGTGCTGCCATCGACGCCGCCCAGGAGTACCTGGGCCGCAAGGTGTACGCCGACCAGGCCGAGCTTGACGCTGCGGTGGCTGCGGGTGAGGCCGGTGAGCTGCCTATAGTGGCCACCTACTCGGTCAAGGCCGCGATGCTGCTGATCTGCGGCCACCTCTTCGCCAACCGCGAGGACGTGGTGGTGGGTGCGCAGTCCTTTGCCATGCCCAACGGCTCGCGCGACCTGCTGCGGCCCCATCGGAAGGTGCAGGGCCTATGACCACGTTCCGCGCCGGCACCCTTCGAGACCGCATCCACATCCAGCGCAAGACAGGCGGCACGGACGGTTGGGGCACGCCCGAGCCCGAGGCCTGGGAGAACATCTCCCCGGGCCGCATCGCAGCCAACGTGCTGCACAAGTCTGGCCTGGGCACGATAAAAGCCGACGCCGAGGTGTCCATCGTCCGCGCGAGCATCCGGATTCGCCGCCGCGCTGGCGTGGACGCCGGCATGCGGGTGCTGTTCGGGTCGTCCATCTACAGCATCGAGGCAGTGCTTCCCGGGCCGACCCGTGAATACATGGACCTCGTCTGCAAGCTCATCCAGTGAGGGGAGGCAATGGCGAATGGAACCAACTCTTTCACCATCCGTGCTGACACTGCGGCCCTGGGTGATTTCCTGGATGCGCTGGGCGAAGCTGCCGACCAGGCCGTGCGCCCCGCTGCGCAGGCCGGCGCGCAGGTGCTCTACGAGGCGGTCAAGGTCAACGTCAGTTCCATAGGCAGCGTGACCGGCAACCTGGGCCGTGCGGTCTACCAGGCGTTTTCTCCTGAGCACTCCATCGATGGCGTGCAGGCGCAGTACCACGTCAGCTGGAACGCCAGGAAAGCGCCCCATGGGCATTTGCTGGAGAGGGGGTGGGTACAGCGCTACGCCGTGACCATTGCCAAGGGTGGCAAGTGGGTCACGCGGGTGCGGCCCGAGGCGCATGGCAAGCCCCGGCCGAGGCGCCGCGCCACACAGGCCGAGAAAGATGCGTACTACGTGCCTCGGCCCGGTGGCCCCGTCCACCGGCTGGGATATTTCTTCGTTGCGCGCGCTGAAGATTCAATGTCGAAAGCGATTGAGGCTGCGAATCTGGAGCTGCAAAAGCGTTATGACCAGGTGAAGTGACATGAGCTATGAACCCGCCCTTGTGGCCATCCTGACGGCGCTGTGTCCGAGGTCTTTGCCGGTTGTCGCCCCGTGGGGAACCAAGATGCCCTATGTGATCTGGCAGCGCGTTGGCGGACGCGCGATGCGCAACCTCGACAAGCGGCCAACAGGCAATCTGCGCAATGGTCGCGTCAGCATCACGGTCTGGGATGAAACGCCCATGAAGGCCACGGCCCTGATCCGCCAGATCGAGGACGCATTGACGGCCTCCGATGCCATCCAGTGCACGCCGCTGGATGAACCTCTGGACATGTTCGACGACGGCGGCAGCGATGCCGGAATCTTCGGCATGCAGCAGAGCTTTTCAATCTGGGCGCGCCGATAGCGCCCGACTCTTTCTCAACCCCGGCCCGCAGCAGCGGGCTTTTTTACGTCCGAAAGGAAAACGCCATGGGCGCACAAACCGTTGCCGGGACCAAGATCGGCATTTCTGCAGCACTGCCCGCCACCTACGACAAGGATGGCTATGCGGCTTTGACCTTCTCCAAGATTGGAGAGATCACCAACGGCGGCAGCCACGGCCGCACTTATCAGGTGGTCAACCACAACCCCATCGATACGCGCGGCACCCGCAAGTACAAAGGCTCGTTCAACGAGGGGCAGAAGACCATCCAGCTCGCTGTTGACGCCGCAGACCCGGGACAGATCATCGTCAAGGCCGCCCTCAACTCCGATGCTGCCTATGCCTTCGAGGTGGAGTACCAAGATGGCTCCATCGACTACTTCACGGGCCTGGTGACCAGTTGGTCCAAGTCCACCGAAAGCGTGGACAGCATGTACTCGGCCAGCGTCGGCCTGGAGCTGACTACCTCCAAGGATGGCGTCGGCATCATCGAAGTGCCCGCACCTGCCGGCCCCTGACCCTTTCTCCTTCGGCCCTCGGGCCACCCCAGCACCGGCCCGGCTGTTTCGTCTCTCAGCGGAGGCGGGCAGTCGGGCGCGGGCATTTCCATCTCCTCCGCTGAAAGATCGACATGACCAAAACCATCACCCAAGCCGTGGCCGTGGCCACATCCGCCGCCGTCGCTGCTGCCGAACTTGTGGACATCACTGCCTTCGACCTGGTGAGCGCCTGCGAGGCCGGCCACAAGTTTGTGCTGCGCAACCCGGACGGCTCGTCCACCGGCATCACCCTCATCGTGCGCGGCACGTTCGCGCCCGAGGTGGTCGCCTGGAACTCCGGCGTTGCGGAAAAATTCCTCAACGAGCAGCGCGCGGCACAGCGCCGAGGCAAGGCCCCCAAGGCCAAGACCATCGATGAGATGGAGGCCCAGAACATCGAGGGCGCCGTGGTGCGTGTCGCTGGCTGGGAGGGCGTCCGCCAGCCCTACAGCGCCGACCAACTGCGCGCCGCGCTCAAGCGCAATCCGCACTGGGCCGTTCAGATCATCGAGGAGTCCGACAGCCTGGGAAACTTTGGCGCGACCTCGGCATCCAGCTCCGAGGCTACGTAAAGCAGCTGGCCTGGCTGCAGGCGCCCGTCGATCCGCCCAAGGGATCGAGCGAGGATGCGCCGCGCCAAAGCAGGGCGCAGCGTATGGGCGATGACGCAGAGCTGCCTTTGCCCGAGCTGGAGGACGGCTATCACTTCATCGCGGCGCTGATGGAGGTGGGGCCGGTCTCCTATGCGGGCATGGACTTGGCGCCCATCTCCTGGCCGGAGATAGCCGCCTGGCAGCAGGCCACGCGGTGCCCATTTCGCCCACATGAGCTGCAGCTGCTGCGCAGCCTGTCGGCTGCCTATCTGGAGCAATACCGGCTGTCCAAAAACGATGCCTGTCCATCGCCCGAGATCGTGCGGCCCGATGGTGGAGAACAGGCCAAAAAGCTGGCGGCTCACATCAAGGGCGTGCTCCGCGGGTGAGGGGCGTTCGGCTTAACGAGCATTGAGCAGACCGCTACGGCGGTCCTTTTATTTGAAGCCCTTCGGCAATGCCGCAGGGCTTTTTTGTTGCCCGGACGGTACGCATGACAGACACCACACGCAAATCGAATCTTGAGTTTGGTGTGCGCAACAACACCAAGGCCGGCCTGTCGGAGATCAAGCAGGATGTCAAAGCCGTGGGCGATGAGGCCGCCCAAGCCGGCGCCAAGGCCGGTACGGCTTTCGACGGGATGGGCAAGAGCAGCCAGACGGCTGCGAGCAGCATTGACCGCAGCACACGCAGCATCATCAGCTCTCTGGAGCGCGAGATGGCCGCCATGCAGGCCGGTGGCAAGGGCACTGCCGCCTATTACGAGACCATAGCCAAGCAACGTGGCGCCGACATGGCAGCGCTTGGTCCGTACCTGCAGCAGATGCGCCTGTTTGAAAAGCAGGCCGAGGAATCGTTCAAGACGGTTGGCATGTCTGCGCGGGCGACATCCGCCGCAATGCGCGGGGTGCCGGCCCAGATCAGCGACATCGTTGTGAGCCTGCAGGGCGGCATGCCCGTCATGACCGTTTTCATGCAGCAGGGCCTGCAGTTGCGCGACATGTTCGGCGGCTTCGCTGCGGCTGGCAAGGCTTTGGGAAGCACCCTGCTGGGCCTGGTCAATCCCTACACCGTTGTAGCGGCTGCAGTGGTGGGCTTTGGCGCAGCCATGGCGTACTCGGAGAGCACGCTGCGCACCAACATGACGCTGATGGCGCAGTTGGAGGCCACAGGGCGCGCGGGCTTCCTGAACTCCGATGCCATCAAGCAGCTCAAGAAGGAGATGATTGAGCTGCCGGGGATCAGCAAGAGCATGGCCTCGGCCATCATCGCGGACCTGGTGCAGGTGCGAACCCTGGGCGGCGAGGCGCTGCAGAAGATCGCATTGCTGTCGGCAGACTTTGCAACGGCCACGGGCCAGGATGCCGCCAGCGCCGCCAAGGAGTTGGCCAAGGCGATGGAGGAGCCTGCCAAGGGAGCGCGTGTCCTGGATGAGGCCTTCAATTTCCTCACCGTGTCCCAACTGGTGGCCATTGAAGCCATGGTGGAGGCCGGCGACAAAGCTGGCGCTCAGGGCGTGGTGCTCGATGCCTTGGGCACTCGGCTCAAGGACCTTGCGGACAACAGCCTGACGCCGCTGCAGACCGCCACGAAGAACTTTGGCGATGCCTGGGACCAGGCCATGGCGAACGTGGCCAACGCGGGCACGCTGACGGCTGCCAATGATCTGGTCGCTGGGCTGGTGAACCGCTTTGCGGAACTGGTGGGGTGGCTCAACCGGGCGAAGCTGCCTGACTGGATGGAGCAATCGTTCAAGGGCGGCCTCAATGGCATGGTCTACAGGGCCATCGTCGGCGACAACACTCCCAAGCCTGCCTTCACTGGCGGAACGACAGGTAGCTGGGGCGACAACACGGGCGGCGCCTCAGGTGGCTGGGGCACGACAGGTGCGAAGTCCGCGGCCGACCAGGAGCTGTCCGAGCTGCTGGACACCACCAAGGCATTCAAGGGGAAAAAGGATGCCGTTGAGGATCTGAACAAGACGCTCGGCAGGCTGCAGACGCAGCAGCAGCGCTTGCGCGATGAGGGGCGCGGCGATTCCAAGGAAGCGGATGAGCTGCAGACCCGGATCAACGGCATCAACGAAAAGATCAAGTCGCTGAGCAAGACGCGCGGCGACGGCGCGAAGAAAGAGCAGTCTGCCTATGCAGAGCTTGCGGCCTCGATCCAAGCCAAGATTGACGCCAACAAGGCAGAGGTCACCCAGTCCGGCAAGCTCAACGACGCCCAAAAGGCTGAGATCAAACTCAATGCTGATCTAAAAGAAGGAAAGATCAAGCTGTCGGCCGCCCATGAGGCGGATCTGCGTGGGCGCATTGCGGTCTGGAAGCAGCAGGAAAAGGACAAGGCGCAGGCCAAGGAAAACGTCGCGCTTTACCAGCAGCAGCTGGACATTGAAAAGCAGGTCACGGAGGACTACCTCAAGCGCTCCAAGGCCCTGGAGTCGGCGCGCCAGGCGATGGACGCTTACGAGAAGTCGGCGAAAGAGGACTTCGAGCGCCTGCAGCTGGAGGCTGGCCTGATCGGCATGAGCAACCAGGCGCGGGCTGTGGCCTTGGCCCAATACGATGCCGAGCTGGAAATCAAGCGCAAGATTGCCGAGATAGAGCGGCTGGATGCGACCACATCGCAAAAGGATGAGCTGATCGACCGTGCGCGCGTGGTCTCCTACCAGCGCGTTGCCAGTGCCCAGACCAAGGCCTACAACGACGAATGGAACAAGGCCTTTGACCAGGCCAGCCAGTCGCTCAGCGATGCGCTGATGGCGGGCGGCAAGAACGGCGCCGAGTACATCGAGGGCCTGTTCCGCTCCCTGGTGCTGCGGCCCGTGATTCAGGCCATCGTGGCGCCCATCGCGGGTGATATCGCCTCCACGGTGCTGTCCATGCTGGGCATCGGTCCCAGTGGCAGCTCGGGCGGACGTTCGGGCGTGGGATTGGGCAACCTGTCCACCATGTACAAGCTGGGCACCTCATCGCTGATGAAGGACTTCGGCCTGGGCCTGGGCAACCTGGTCAACAACGCCGGCGGCAAGCTCTACAACCTGGGCTTGGAGAAGGTGGGCAGCTCGCTGATCGATTTCGGGGACATGCTCACGAAGTATTCCGGAATCATCAACAAGGCCGGTGCTGCATTCAGCTACGTCAGCGCGATCTTGAACATCGCCGATGGCAAGTGGGGTGCGGGCCTTGGTACGGCGGTCGGCCAGTGGTTCGGTGGCCCTATCGGCGCTTTCATTGGCAACTGGATCGGCGGTCTGCTGGACAAGGCCTTCGGCTCGCGTGGAGCAAACCATGTGGGAGCTGCATACAGCACCACAGGCGTCGGCAACGACAAGGCCGCTGAGATGCTGTTTGGGCGCGCCGGCGGCGATTGGTACGACGACCTCACGAAGCGCAATAGTCCGGAGCTGGGCAAGCAGCTTGGGCAATCCGTTGATGCCTGGGTGCAGCTCTATAAATCGCTGGCGGGCTACGCTGGAGGTGGCGCCAAGGACATCGATATCGTTGCTGGCTTTGCCACCAACCCTAAGCACGGCGATGAGGATAGCTACGGCTATTTCAAGATCATCGACAAGATCACCGGCGAAGTCCTGAAGGACTACACGGCACGGGATGGTGTGCTGGGAACAGATCCTCAGAAGGCCTGGGCGCAGTACATGGCGGACATGGGCGGGGCGGTCATCGACCAACTCAAGAAAGCCGATATCCCGGGCTGGATGCGCGATGAGTTCGACGCGCTGGGTGAGGACATCACCGTGGAAGGTCTCAACGAGGCATTGCGCAACATCGCAATGATCGATGCGGCATTCCGTGGTTGGGCCGACACGCTGGTGGGCTTTGCAGATCTGACGGCCAAGGCCCAGACCGAGCTGCTGAAGTTCTCGGGTGGCATCGAGGCGCTGTCCAACAACATCAACGCCTTTTACTCCAGCTTCTACTCGGAAGTGGAGAGGGCGGGGATCATGCAGCGCCAGGTGAGGGAAGGGCTCAAGGCGCTGGGCGTGGACATCGATCCTGCAGGCGGCGAAGCAGCCAAGAAAGCCTTCAGGAAGCTCATCGAAGACGCGCTCGCATCGGGCAACACGGAGCTTGCAGCGAAGCTGCTGGCCCTGGCTCAGATGTTTGGAGTGGCGGCTGACTATGCCCAAAAAGCTGCAGAGACCGCTGCCGATGCGGCGAAGACGGCGGCGGACGAGGCTGCGAAGCTGCTCGCCGAATCGCGGCAGAAGGCCAAGGATGCTGCGATGGCCAACTTTGAGGCCGCCGTGCAGCGTGAACAGGACTACTGGAGCGCCATCGCCTCGGCTGCGCAGTCAGCCATCAGCAGCATGTCTGCCGTGCTGGCCACGCTTAAATCCAATGCGCGCGAGTTGTATGGCTCAGTGACTGCGACTCAGCAGATGCTGGCCGCGCAGGGCATGGTCTATATCGAGCAGGCATTGGCCGGCGTGCGTGGTGGCGCGAAGCTGTCCAGCTACGAGGGCCTGACGGACGCCATCAGTGCGGCGCGCAGCGGTATCAACGGCGGGGCCTACGCGACTCAGTTCGAGAAGGACCGGGACACCTTGGTTCTGGCGGGCCAGTTGGCTGATCTGGCGGACATGGGTGATGCCCAGCTCAGCATTGAGGAACGCTTGCTCAAAAACTCGCAAGAGCAGTTGGAGCGGCTGGACAAGACGCTGAACTACTGGCGCGAACTGATCGAAGGCAACGAAAAGCACATCGATGCAACTCTGAGCGTTGAGGCCGCGATCAAGGCCTTGGAAAAGCTGATGTTCCCGGAAAGCCCTGGGGGAGATGGCGGCTCCAAGACGCCTGTCCCCGGTGGCAACGGCCGACCAGGCTGGGGCCAGGGCGGCGCTGGCAGTGGCGCGCCATCGAAGTACGGCAGTGTCAACAACGTGGGAGGCATCACCTGGCGTGACCCGATCACGGACCCAGACCGCATTTCTCATCTCGATGACATCAACGCGATCAAGCAGCGGTATGACGGCACGGGTGATGTGGCGGGGTTGTGGGCCGAGGCCTCGGCTGCGGGCGCGTCGGCCAAGGACCTTGCTGACATCTATGGCTTTTACGAGCGTGACGTGATCGCTGCATTGCGTGCGGCTGGGGTTCCTGGCTTCGCTGCCGGCGGGATGCATTCAGGTGGCCTGCGCATGGTGGGCGAGCGAGGGCCGGAACTGGAGGTTACCGGACCAGCCCGGTATTGGTCGGCTCAACAGACGCAATCGATGTTTTATGGCGGTGGAGGCGGTCGCACAGATGCATTGCTGGAAAAGCTGGTGACGAGCGTGGACCGTCTTGACGCACGCATGGCAAGCGTGGCGGACAGCACTACCGGGCTGTATGACCAGCACGACAGCGTTACAGAAGGAGGCAACGGCATGAGGGCCGAAATCATGAATGTCAGGGAGTTGGCGATAGCCATCGCTGCGGAGATGAAGGAATGACCGAGAACCGATCAGCGCGTGTCATGGTGCCCGTGAAGATCACGGACGCCATGATCGTGGCCGGCACTTCCGTGCCGGAGCCGAACACGGCCAATGGAGAAGTGGCATGGGTTGCCAGTGGCATTTATGCCGTTGACGATCTGCGCACGTCCAATGGTTCCGTGTACTCGTGCACACGTATGCACTCGGGCCGCACAGCGCGGCCCGAGGCAGACCGTGGCTATTGGTTGCGGAAGGGACCCACGGATAGAAAGGCTCCATTTGATGACTACTCGTCCACCAAGGCCCGGGGCAAAGGCGCAATCACCTTTGTGCTCGCTCCGGGTTTCATCAACGGGGCGAGTGTCTATCAGCCAGAGGGCGCGACCTACTCGCTTGTGGTCCGGAACGGTCCAGGCGGGGACGTCATCCGGGAACAGCACGGGGACCTGTTCGCGCAAGCGGCGGGCCTATGGGAGCTGTTGTTCACGCCTTTGCCGGCTCTGGAAAAAATTTCCATGGACGACATCCCTATTGCGCCCAACGCCGAAGTGACCGTGACCATTCAGTCACCGGGCGATGGTGCGGTCGCTGTGGGCGACATCAAGTTGGGCGACTGGCGGCAGCTCATCGGGAACGCTGACAAGGGAGGGGTGGAGCGAGGTGCCGAGGCTCAGCGTAAGCCCTACACCTACCGCAAATACAACGATGACGGCACCTATGACCAGGTTCCACGCGGCAATGCAAGGGACGTGTCCTGTCGTGTAGTCCTGGATCATGAAGAGGCCATGTACGCAGACGCCGTGCTTGGCGAAATCCTTGATATGGCGGTGCCCTTTGAGGCATCGAATTTGCCGCGACTCGGCTACCTCAACACGCTGGGATTTGTCTCTGGCGTGATAAAGGCGGACGAATGGGGCGTGACTTCTTTGTCTCTCAACATCAAAGGCAATATCTGATGGCAGTACAACAAGCCGCAAAACTGACGCCAATCCCAGAGTTTCCGTCACTGGCGCGCCGCGCGACCGGCGAATACAACGGGATGGCCTACAGCTTCGGAACGCATATGGGTGGTCCAGGCCCGTTTGTTCCCGAGATCAACGCGCTTGCAGAAAGCGTGCAGCACAACGCGCAAGAAGCGGTAGATGCAGCCGAAGGGTCTGGCAATGCACAGGAGGCCGCAGAGGCGGCTCGCGACGGAGCGGTAGAGGCGCGCGAAGGTGCTGAGGACGCCCGAGACGCCTCGGCCTTGTCTGCGGCAAACGCCTCGGGCTCGGCCGGTGCCGCATCCGGCAGCGCGTCAGCAGCCTCTGGATCTGCCATGGCAGCAGCGGGAAGTGCCGCGGCCGCCTCCGGCTCGGCGGGTGCAGCAAACACTGCAAAGACTGGCGCTGAGGCTGCGCGCGATGCAGCCCAGGGCTACCGCGACCAGGCCGAGGTCTTCGCCACCCAACAACTCAAGGGCAGCAGCTCCACAAGCGTGACGCCGGGCGCCGGAGCGAAGAGCTTTGTGATTGAAGCAAGCCGCTCGTTTGTCGTGGGCATGTACGTCGTGGCCACGTCCACAAGCGATCCGAACACGCGGATGAGCGGCTACGTGACGAGCTACAACATGGGCACCGGGGCGCTTTCCCTGTCTGTCGATGCATTCGCTGGCTCGACCGAAAAAGCCGACTGGGTGATTGGTGTGGCCGCACCCGGTGGCTCAACATCATCCGTGCTCGTTTACGTACCTGTCACCGGCACCACCCAAGCGGCAGCCCCTGGCGCGCGCTATGGGCTCCAGAACGCGGCAAAAACCACAGTCACTTTGCAGGCGTCTCCCGTGAATGGGGATGTGGTTGCCGTGATTTGCGACAACCTGCGGCGCGACAACGTAGTAGCCAGGAACGGGCAGTTGATTATGGGGCTGGCAGAAGACCTGATTATCGACAATCCCTATTTTCCAATCATGCTGCAGTACCAGTCGCCATTTGGATGGCGTTTCATTTCCTGATGAATTGAGAGGTTGAAATGAGTTTTGCAAGTCAATTTTTTGGCGGAGGCGTGTCGCCGTATCGTGGCTGGAAAATGGCTATTTTCACCACTAACAGCATAATTTTCCCAAAAGCGGGGTACGTGCGGCTGGCAATGCAGGGATCTGGAGGCAGTGGCGCGACTGTTGCGTCGGCGTCGAATGGCGTTGCCGCAACTGGCGGTAACTCTGGGCCTTGGGGCGTCAAGAGTTTCCGCGTTGCTGCCAACGATGCGCTGGTTGTCAATATTGGCGCGGGTGGTGCGCAGCCTACTGGCGGGGTTGCGACTGCAGGCAATCAGGGTGGGGTATCGACTGCTGTACTCAATGGAGCGACGATCCTGACAGCTCAGGGTGGTGAGGGTGGGTTGTTCAGGACATCTGCGGGCACCATCGATGCGCCTGTGCCAGTCGCCACAGTGGCGGGCGGGGACTTCTGGGTGCCCGGCATTCGGGCGGGCAGTGCAACATGCTCGGGGTCGGTACAAGCACTCAGCGCAGGCGCGGCGAGTGATGTGCTTCGCTGCGGTCTTGGGCGGTCTGCCTCTGTTAATGCTGCTGGGGTATTTTCTGGTGGGTGTGTTGGATCGGATGGCGGTTTGACTTCTATCCCATATATAGCTTTTGAAGATTTTGGAATCGTTCCTTCTCCACCCGCGAGTCGTAGTCCTGGACAGGGTGGAGTGCAAGCGAGTTCTTGGCAGGCCGGTCCATTCGCTGGCGGTGCGAATTGCCCTCAGTCCAGCCAGGTAGCAATGGCGCATGGCGGTTACGGCGGAGGTGGAGGCGCCGGGTATTCGCAGACATTCACCGGGATCGGTGGTGGTGCATATGCCTATCTTATTTACGAGCCCGTGGAGTGATTATGCGTATCGAAATACTCAACACAGACGGCACCGTCGCAAACACGATCATCGCAACGCCCGAGGTTGCGGAGCAGCTGCATCAAGGCGCTTGGCGCGTAGCGGCCGAGCAGTACGAGCCCACGCCTTCGGTGGCGCACATCTCCTGCACTCGTCGCCAGGGCCGGCTCGCGCTGCTGATGCTGGGCCTGCTCGAAGCCGCAGAGGCAGCCATTGCCGCAATGCCCGATGGCGCCGACAGGCGCGCGGCTCAGATCGAGTACGAGGCGGACACCTGGGAGCGGCACAACCCGTTTCTGTCCGCTCTTTGGGCGCAGCTCGGCGGCACGCCGGAATCGCTCGATACCGCTTTCGGTCTCGCTGTGACGCTCTGATCCACCCCTACCAACACCAACCCGCTTCGGCGGGTTTTTTCATGCCCGAACAGCCCGGAGGAGGGCCAATGCAAGACGACTACGGCGATGCCATCAACACGCAGACAGCTGCGGCGATCAATGCGCGACTGGATGAGGGGGACGCGCGAATGACTCGCATGGAGCGGGAGCTTTCCGCGAATACGGCGGCCACCGAGCAGGTGCGGGCGAACACGGCCGACCTGGTCGAGGTCTTCCGGGCCGCACAGGGCGCTTTCCGCGTCCTGAACTGGATCGGCAAGGCTGCGAAGCCGCTGGGCTACATCGCTTCAGCCTGCGCCGCGTGCCTCGGCTTCTGGGCGGCGCTGAAAGGACACCTGAAATGAGCAACAAGGCAAAGCTGATCGCCGCCATTGGCGCGGCCGCTGCGGCACTGGCTGTACCTCTGGTTGCCAAGTACGAGGGCGCGGTGCAGGCCACATACCGCGACCCCATCGGCATCATCACCGCCTGCACTGGGCACACTGGCCCAGAGCTGGCCATGGGCCAGACGTTCACGCGCGAGCAGTGCGAGGAAATGCTCTACAAGGATCTGCTCAAGCACACGGCCGCGCTGGAATGCGTGCGACAGCCCATGACGGACGGTCAGAAGGCCGCATTCCTGAGCTTTGCGTTCAACGTGGGCAATGGGGCGTTCTGCGGAAGCACGCTGGCACGCAAGGCCAATGCTGGCGACATGGCAGGCGCGTGCGCGGAGCTGAGCCGCTGGACCTGGGCGGGTGGCAAGCAACTGCCGGGCCTGGTCAATCGCCGCGCAGCTGAGCGGCAGCTTTGCGAAAGGGGGCTGTCGTGATCCCCGCGCTCTACACCCACCTGGGTGCCGCCGCCGTGGCCGCTGCGCTGGTGTGGCAGCTCCAGGGCGCGCGCCTGGGCACCGAGCTGGCCGAGGCCCGTCTGGAAGCCGCCACCCAGCAGCTGGCCACCAGCACCGCGCAGCGCGCGGCCGACGCCCGCGTGCGCCAGGCCGAGCAGGCCATGAACACGAAGTACCAAGGAGCACTCAATGCCGCCCGTGACCGCGAGGCGCTGCTGCGCCGTGATCTTGACCAGCTGCGCGCTGTTGCTGACGGCCTGCGCGAGCAATCCGCAGATGCCGCCCGCCGACTTGCCAGCGCTCCCCCTGCTGCCGTCCTTGAGTACGCCGCTGCCCTCGGAGTCGTATTTGAAGACTGCCGCGCAGCGTATGGGGACATGGCAGCAAAAGCTGCAGGGCACGCAGCTGATGTCCAAACCCTCGACGCCGCCTGGCCCGTGATCCCTATATCAACATTCGTCGGTGCAACAAGCCCGCCTTGATGTGGTTTTGTAAGTACTAAGTTACAATTGCGGGTGCAAAATGTATATTTATTAATAATTTGGAATTTGTGTTATGAGATTTAAAAACCTGCTTCTGCCACTTGTGGTTGCTGTGTCTGCAACTAATTCCTATGCTTGGAATTTCATTTATTCCCATGACGGAAATGGAGTTGCGATTGATGGATCATTGCAAGCGTTGCGCAATGCTGTATCAAATGGGGCCGCTGTGAAAGTTGGAGTGATTCTTCCTGAGCATGAGTGGCAGATAAGTTGTTCTATTACTGCCCTTGGGAGAGAGACAAATAATTCGGTTGTTTGTATAGGAGATAGAGGGTTGGCTACTTATACAATTCCAGGAACTCAATTCGGCAACTCACTCACGCCAGCGCAGTCTCTCGAATTTACAATTAATACTCAAGGCCAATACACACAAGCTGGCGTTGCTCGCAGCAATGGATCATTAATAGCAAATTCCCAATTCCGCTTTCCGATGAGATGGTATGTTGACTGACGCATCAGAACCGCGTTGATGACCTGTTGTTTGCGGCCGATTGCGGAGGGGATGGGCAAGTCCCTTTTACGGAAACCGTCGCGCCTTACGAGGTGCTGCTGCTGGCCGCGCTGATGGTGTGCACGCGGCCTTTGCCCACTACCTAGATCGGCGAGCCATGTCCACTGCAATGTGGCATGCCTCGACCGTCAGGTCATCGAGCGGAGGCACTCGTTTCGAGAGAGCAAGGAGTTTTTGCGGTTCCGTTATCTCAAACTCTCGCAGGACATCCTCCGCGAGTTTGGTCACTAATTGGCAATAGTTCGAACTACCCAGAATCTGAGATGCGTACTCAGTGTATAGGACGAATGCGCCACTTTGGCCTAGCTCTACTAGCTCAACTTCCGCCTTTCCCTGATCGCCCGCGAACCCTACGATTACGTTGTCAAATGAATCATCTTTCCCACGAAAGAACGCCTTTTCTGCGCCGACGCCAGCAGCCGCCAAGAGCACTCGCTGAATTTGTGAGATCTTCGAACTGCCTTGTGGAGGAATAACCCCAGTGTTTCCGCCATCAATGTCCTGTTTGATCGAAACTGATCCGACATAGCACCGAAGTGCCATTGCCATTACTGCATGGCCCGCCTCATGGTATGCGGCTCGTTTTTGGGCAAAGGCGAGCCACTCTGGGTTCATGGGGTCACGGAGGGGATTCATCCGCTCATTTTGCTCGAAAGTGGAAGTGCGGCACGATTTCTTCCATATAGGGGAGGTGCTTGTGACGGCGTCAACACGTACCATGCAGCCATGAGCTTCGATCAGATCGCAATTGCCCTGCTGGGCGCCCTGGCGGCCTGGCTCTCTCAGGCCCGGGGAGAGGGCTCGCGCAAGTGGGCGCCCGTGTTCGGCATGCTGGGGCAGCCGTTCTGGTTCTATGCCAGTTGGCAGGCCGAGCAGTGGGGCATCTTCGCTGTGTCGATCATCTATGCCGGCGCGTGGGCTCGGGGTCTGTGGGTCTACTGGATCTCGCCGCGGCGGCAGCATGGGATGGGCTCGATCCAGCTGGTGCCAGGCCGAAAGCCATGATCCTCACACTGCACATAGACAAGGAAGAGCCCGGCCTCTACACGGCTCGCGTTCTACATTGCCAGGCTGAAGTCGAGGAGTTCCAGTCCGGAACGATTTCCGAAGCTATTCGCGACTGTGCGGAGGCGTCTCTGCAGGGCCTCGATGGATTCCATATCTGGTACGGCCATGTCTCCATCGGCACGACGTCGCTCTATGCCATGCGCTACGACGCCGAGACGCTGGCTCAGCGGCTAGTCAGTCTGCATTCTCAGTTCGATGATTAGGCATGCTTCCGTTAGGCCGGTCCCAAGGGCTGTGGGTGCGGGAATAAGCCTCTGTAGGGCGCATCTGTGCTTGCGCTAGTTTCAGTGAATATTCCCAAATGGTCGTGTAACTCGTTGATTTTTATAATTTGAGAGCCTGACTTTTAATCCGTTGGTCGCGAGTTCGAATCTCGCAGGACCCACCAACTAAATACCAACGAAATAAAGCCCTTACGCCACAAGCGTAGGGGCTTTTTTCTTGTCGTCGGGGGTCTGCTCTGACCAAAACATGACCGCGTTTGCGTACTGGGCCAGATGCTCCGGCGCCAGGTCGGCATATTTCTTCACCATTTCCAGCGTCTTCCAGCCTCCCAGCTCCTTCAGCACGAACAAGGGCGTGCCGGATTGGACATGTCAGCTTGCCCAGGTATGCCGCAGGTCGTGGAAGCGGAAATTCTCGACACCGGCTGCGGCGAAGGCCCGGGCAAGAATTCTCGCGCATCGACCTGCTTCACAGGTGCCCCGGTAGGCCGCGTGAAGACATTGACGCCTTTGGGGCGCGCGTTCAGCACGTCGAGCGCTTCGCTGTTGAGCGGAACCACTCGCGCGGAACCTGATTTGGAAGCATCGGCGCTGACCCACGCCGTCGAGCGCTTGAGGTCCACCTTGTCCCAGGTCAGCGTGAGGATTTCTGCGCTTCGCATGCCTGTGGCAAGGGCAAAGCGGCAGATGTCCCGCATCCAGTCCTGAGACAAGGCCATGATGAAGGCTCGGGCCTGCTGACGGGTCAGGAAACGAATGCGAACCGCTGGCTCCCGGTAGTTGCTGAGAATGGGCGCACGTCCAAGCCACTGCGTCTTCTCGCACATGTTGAGCAGGATCTCAGTGTCATCGCCCTCGCTTCTCTCGCTGGCTGCGCAACTAATTCGGGCATCGTTGACTTGGGAGGAGGCAACTATGTGTATGAGAAGGAGGACATGACGGCCTACAACGGTAGGGCTACCAAGGTGGAGATTCTCAAAGAAGCCGCCGCGTTTTGCTCCAAGCAGGGAAAGCAGATGATTGTGCAAAGCTCTTCGGCAAAGCCATCCACGATCGGTTCATCGTACGCTGGTGCTGAGGTCCAGTTCGCTTGCAAGTGACTATCAGTATTGGCTTCTTCTGAGGCGTAGGCGCAAGAGTTGATCGGCCAACAATGGTCAACGACAGCCCGGTCACTTGGTTTTTTGCAACTTGTAAATTGGAGAAACGCCACTGATCTCGGAGAGGGTCATGTAGTTTTCCATCGCGGCGGCGTCCTGGGGCAGGGCGCCAGCATGATGGCCCTGGCGTTGGCCAGGGCACGGGAGTCAGTTGAACCAGGCCTTCATGGCCTTGAGCAATTCAGAGGGCCGCTTGTACTTGAAGCCGGTCCAGAAGCCGGCGGCGAATATGTCGACAAACGTCAGCAGGATGAGATCGACCATAAGTCAACCGTCAATTGCGGCCAGTACGAGGTCGGCGGTGCTGGCAAAGGACTCGGCCTCCGCCACGGTCTGGGCGTCCATGATGTCGAACTTGGCGCCCTTGAGGTTGTCGTCCAGCTCGCGCAGGTAGTCGGTCGCGGCGCGGTCGTGGACCACCTGCACGAACAGGAAGGTCAGTTCATCGTCGTTCTGCAT